TCCGTCTTGGTTTTGAGTAACTGCGTCCGCTTCAACCTCAACCACCCGATCAAGAAGCTCATCGCGAGCGGCCCAATACTCATCGCGATTGCTATCAGACAAACCGCTACCAACATTAACACGAATAGTTCTGTCATTGTCAACTCCTTCACAAATTATAGCACCTAACCGGCCCACATTGCGACCAGTTCCTTCTTCAAACCCCACAATATTGAGATCTACAGTAATTGTAGGTTTCCATTTCATCCACGCACTGCTACGTTTACACTCGTATGGAGCATCAATATCTTTGATCATAATGCCTTCGTAGCCTTGCTCCACTGACGCTTCGGCAAATCTGCGCATGACATCATGTCCTTCGGCAGTATTTAAATCTACATTCATACCAGGCATGATTCTAATACAATCAGTGGTCTCAAATTGAGATTTAAATTGTTCAAGGTGTGTCAACCGAACTGTTTGAACTTTATCCCACTTGCCTTCTCTAAAGTACGGCAATGGAACAATGTCAAACACATGATATACCATGCCTTCAGTTTTAGCGTTGCCTTTACGATGTGCTTGGCGCATTAGTTGCTGGAAACTTTCTCCCACAATTTCGCCGTCAAATATATAGCCTCGGCCACCTAAATTCACACTTGGCAATTTTTCCAAAATTGATGTCAGTGCATCTGCAATCTGTGGAAAGTTTTCAAACGGTTTGCCATTACGGCTGAATAAATTTACACCATCGCCGGTAACAACTGTTATAACACGCACTCCATCCAGTTTAACTTCCAGGCGTTTGGTGCCTTTTAATTTGGCAGGATGATCATTTGAATCTTGTGCAAGTTGGCAACTAAAAATTGGTATTTTCCATTCTGATTTGCCCAACACCTTGTTCAATGTTTTTTCGCTGATGCCGCATCGCAGATCTTTGATAATGACCCTGCGACACAGCCCGTTCCACTCTTCAGAATCAAACTCTTGACTCATGAGTTCAATTGAATCTCGAGCAGTGTTACCGGTGACTGTGCGAAGGCGTAGAGCTTCTAACAGGCCCCAAAACGATGGCCAAGGATTGGGACGATCAACTAGTCCCATTGTTTCTGGGACCTGTCTTACTCCAAATACATAGAATGGGTTATAGGCTTGGTAACAGTTAAAAAGAAAGCATTGGGCACTGGCACTGCCTAGTTTGGAGGCCATAAGTGCTTTTTCAATTACTTTTTCTTTGTGGATCCTACTGTCACTACTTTCTAGATCGCGAATCCAATCGGCCGCCAATTTTAATCCTTTAAATTTTTCGTCACTGTAATCTATAGTGTGATTCATATATTTATTTTTTGGCTTAGGTTGGATAAATGCTACCATTATCTAATTGTTTCTTGAAAAACAACGGCATTGGGTTTTTGTAGTGCCTCTGCTCGTCGTTGATTGTATTCAGCATTATTGGTCTGAAGCAAGTTAACTGATGCCACTGTGGTTGCAGATGGAGCCAATTGAGCCACTGGCGTAACTTGAATTGTCGGAGCAGGAGTTAGTGCACCAATTGTTTTGGATTTACTCGGAGGCGCCACTTCTCGATCTAGTTCTCGTTGCAATGCTTCATCTGAATCATTGCTTTGACTTTCACGTTGTAATCGATCTTTAAGCAATCTGTTGGCATCGCCGATTGGATAACGAACCAAAATAAATGTTCGGTAGTTACGATTCTCGCTTAACACACGACTGTCTTCAATTCTGTAACCAGTCATTACTGTATTGGCAATGATCTTTTTAACTGTGATAGAAGTCTTGTCTGTAACAACACTACCAGCATTGTCAGACTTTTGTTGTTTGACCATGGCATTCATTGCGCCATTGATTGTGTCTGCCAGTTTCATCTGGCTATCCAGCACGGCCTTTTCACGACTCATTGCCAAGTCAGAACTGTAACCAGTGCCAGCAAACCAAATATAATCGTCAGTAGAAGCTGGCGGTTTAATGTACCAACTTGGTAGATCAATTGTCCGAGGACTGTCTACCTTGCCGGCCGCTGCAATTGTTTGATCCTTAGTTACAGCCGGGGTCGGGGAAGTTACCGTGGTTAAAGGAACCCTGGTAGTTGAACAACCCACTAATGCAGCCACCGCACTGGCAATAATTAGACGCTTCATGATTTCTCCTGTTAATAAAATCTAATAGTTAATTGTAACACGACTGTTACCATTTGTCAACCACTTGCCACTCGTCATCACGAATTCGGCAAACGATACCTTGTCGTTGTATGATATCTCCTACACGTACTTCTGGTTCCATAAACCATCGACAAAATGTGTTTCTGTACTCAAATCGTTTTGGAAAGTTTGGGTGCGGAGCAACTTCACTTTCCTTAATAGAATCACCAACCTTGACCAAACGTGTCTTGGCAATGCGCTGATCAGTACACACCATGTTTTGTTCAACACTTAGCTTGCTGATTCCGGATTGTGTTAAAAAATTTCTACTAGACGAGTTTAGTGCTTGAGTACATAGTGGATCGGTGTTGTCAGCTTTGACTCCTGTTGCTTCACCTTCGATTGTGTGCCAAGCACCATTCACTTGTGCACGAAAATTCACAATACATTTATTTTGTGTTTCGCTTATGGGCACTATGATTTTTTGTATGTTGGCAATTGCAACCATTTGGTCTTGAATTTTGTTATTCATGGCAATGCGACTATAACATTCGGCATGAACCGAATTTACAAATAACAATAATATGATCAAAGATAAGCGGCTGGACATGTTGACCTCAACGACCAAATAATATTCTTAATTCTTGCAATATACTTGCGATCATCATCAGTTTCCGGCGCAGTACCACGACCAGTTTTAAAAACTGCAATTTGTTGTTCCAAGTAAGGTATTTGAGTTTTTGCAGTTAGACAATTTGGAACTGCAGATCCCAATGGATCAAACTTGGGTGATGGCGGTTGTGTAGCACACCCTGCTAGCATGATAGAGATAATGCTAATTAAAACTTTCATCTGCGTATTAGAATAGGTTGCACACTTGGCATCGGATAATAATTTAACCGAGGCGGTATATAGCGTGTGATTGGTGGATAATAGTATGTTGTAACTGGCGCAGTTCGATAATAGGTTGTTGTAACTGGTGGATAATAGTATGTTGTGACTGGTGCAGTTTGATAATAGGTTGTGGGTGTTTGTATCAATTTTGGTTGCTCAAACACTGGCAGTGGCGGAACTATTGCTGGTTGTGCTAGACCAGGTTCAGGCAATTGCCCGGCACTGACACTTGCCGCAAAAAAAAGTAATACAAATAATCTCATTTTAATCACCATGAACTATTATAAAATACTCTGAGACCCATGAACAACTCATAACGAGCATTCTTGATAAACTCCAAATCCTGCTCTTTGTAGAGCTCAGCAGAGTCGTTGCCAAAGAAGAATCCTTGTGTGTGTGGCAGTGTGTTGTCTAGTATATCTTGCTCAAGATCATCTATGTCTTCTCTAAACAGTTCTAACTCATCGCCGTTAAAACTGCCTTCGTTGCCACGTCGGTTCCACAATTGCCGCATCCAGCCGTGGAGGTTAGGATGTTTACGCCAGTATGCAAGTTCTCTAGGCTTGGTTACCTTGGTATTTACAGCTTCGTTGTTGGTGTATTCAGCACTTTCGTAAAACTCACTGTACTGACCTTGTTTAACTGCCGCATAGGCATACATATCTAATCCCATCACAGACTCCTTATATGATCAATTACTTGGTTTGCTTCCGGAAAACCCGTATCTTCTTTGCCACGCATAAAAACATCTTCTAATTCTTGTTGCATACGCAGAACTGCCGCAAAGTACACGCCTAGTTCTTTGGGGCTTAACTTGGCACTCATTGTATAAATTTTCTTTTCAACTGCCATGATTAACTCCTTACAATGTCAAAGATACTGTTCTGCAAACGGGCTACATCTTCGTTGGGCACAAAAAAGTCTGTGCAGGGATCCCAGTACTCACCGGCCTTGGGATCATAATACAACACCTGGCCATTGGGATAGTGGAATGGGCCTTCAAGTCCTTTGCGTGGACCATAATCTTTATTGTGTTTAAAAACATAATATGACATGTTGAATCCTTAAACTAAAATTAAGAGCCGGTGGACAAGAACAACACAGTAGAGTCAATCGACGACTGTTCAAAGCCTTCGATGTAGACATGATGATTGTCGGTGCTATTGCGAATTGCCGCATTGGCCGCAACATATAGAGCCGCCCATGTAAGACCATTTATCTCAACCACAATATCCTTGTCAGTCATCCAATCTTTATATACCACAGTGGTGGCACCTTCAAAAGTATGACGGTCATTGAGATTGTTGACCTCAAACATAGACCAAACTGTGGCTAGACCTAGATCGTTGCGAACATTTTCATAATGTGAAAATTTGTTTTCAAACGCATTGTTATCCTGTTCGTAAGCACCTTCAAGTCCTTTGTCAATTTCAGCCTTGGCCTGGAGCAATTTTTTGAACAACAAAGGATGAATGGTATCTTCTAATTCGCCCATGATTGCGGACAATTTGCACAGGCCATTATGCACATTTTTGAATTCTTCTGTTGTCAAAGTAGGGCTACAGTTCATAAATTTGCTCCGTTAGTTAACTGTCTATGTATGTATTATAGCAAATTGGGTGTTTTTGGTCAACCATTTTGTGTTGTTTTTACACAACACTACACTTCCAATGCCCTGCGTATGATAATTTCTTGTTTGGCAAAGGCCTGAACTTCCCATGGCTGTTGCAGGTATGGATAATTTCTGTGATAAAATTTGCCGTTCCACTTTTTACCATTGCGGGTGACTTTCAACGTGCCTTTAGCAAATTGAGCAACATGAGTCAATTCGTGTGCTAGGGTGGCACCTAGCTCCCATAGATTTTTTACCGGTTTCAAAACAACCAAATAAGTGTCAAGGCCTTGTAACGGCACAGTGGTTCCTAAATCTTCTAATTCTTTATCTATAATAATGTGCAAGAGTTTTTTACTCTTTGTGAGTTTCAACTGCTCCAGCATCGAAGGCAACAGTGACTCAACAAATGCTTTGGTTTTAGAACTTCCTTCAACATAAAATTCCATCACAACTCCTAATTTTTTACTATGCTGTTATTATAGCAAATAGACAATTAGTTGTCAAATCACAGTGTTGTAAAAAAACAACAAATCAACTTGTTGTTATATTGGCTGCTTCAGTAGAAGTGTATGTGGCAGGTATCAGATTGGCAGTGGGCTGAGGTGGAATGGAGTTTGCTGGAATGGTACTGTTTGTGGTTACTCCTGCGTTTCTCAGTGCCGCTTCATTCCTTCCTTCACGCAATGCACCCACTACACATTGACCAGTAAATGTGTTCAAATCTGCTACACCTTCAAGAAATTGTGTCATCCCACCTTGTGTAGTATCTGTGGCATAGGAAGGCAAGCTATATACAAATCCAAATATGCTTGATTGTTGACCAGATGTTTGCAGTGTGAAATCTATGTTGGCTGCCTGTTGGGTATATTGTTCATTGGCAAATTGACTGCCCATGCCATACCAATTGCTGTTCATGGACGCAGTTTGTACAGGATAACTTACAATCAAATTAGCAATGTTAGCGTCTGCACCTGGTATCAGTGCAGTGTCAAAACACTCGTCAGCAGTGGCATATGATCCTGCATAGGGTCCGCTGGGAATTAATATGCTAGATCCGCCAGGAGGATCTGGCAATGGATAATCATAATCACCATTGACAACATTTGCCATTATTTGATATGTGGTGCTTAGACCACTCACGTTCATAGTGGCAATATTACCAATGGCTTCTGTGATGGGTGCAACGTATCCTATACCCGAAGCCACACCAATTGAATTTACAATATTGGTGGTTGTTGTGGAATAACTGCCTTGATTAAATGTTGAAGTGTAAAATTGTGTAACATCGTTGGGCACTGGTTGTGACAATGCAGTGACCAAGGGCAAATCTTTTGTGGTTTCTAAATTGGAAATTACATTGGCCATCACAGGCAACGGATTGTTTGAGATGCCAGATATTTGTTGCAGTGCCACACTCAATGCCTTGTTGGCCAGAGCCTGATCTGGCGGTATTATTTGTTGCAGTCTATCCAATGTGATCATGTTTGACTCGTTAAAACATAAGCTGGCAATGTTCTTATCAAGTTGGTATTTACTGCCCCATTACTATCAGTATAGATAGGATAAGTGTTTGGCCCCAATGGCACTGTTAAACTTTCAAAGCTGGTGGGAAATAGTTTTACAGGATTCAGTAAATCTGCCATGGTTGTGATACCTGTGGTTTGTACATTTAATAAAGTTAAAATTTGAACAAGATCTTCACCAGTGATGTAGGTCATTGCATTGTACATTAATTTTTGTGCTGAATCTTCAACGCTTACTGTGGTGTCTGTCAGATTTACTACTACATCTTCTGGAACTCCTGCCAGTACAAATGCTATGCTAAGACTAGGCATCACACCTACCACACTGTAAATTTGTTGCACAAGAGCCAATGGACTGCCAAGATTGTTTAAATTATTTGTGTTGATCAATTGTCCTAAGTTGGCCAAGTCTTGTCCAAAAGCCACAGTGGCCAAATTAACTGCTGTAACTGATCCAGTGATCATACTGTTCATATTGGTAAATGTGCTGCCCAAATAATTTTGACCATTTATTGCACTGTTTACAAAAGTCGAAGTTTGAATATTATACGCACTGGCTTGGCTCAGTGTCTGACAGAATTTGCCAATATCGCCGTTGCCCAAGATCTCATTGGCAGATTTTACTAACACACTGGTGAATCCAGCAATGTTGTTGCCTACCTGTGCGTCTGCATCAAGATCAATTGTGTAAGTGTATGGTATTGAATCTGCCAATGCTGGACAGGTATTACTGGCCAAAACATTCAAGTTGGCAATGGTAGCATTGCTGATTGCTTGGTTGCTGATGGCAGTTTCAATGCAGGTTATTAGCGGACTGATTAAAGCAGTAGTGATATAAGAGCTGATAGCAGTGGTTAATTCTGCATTGACAGCAAGTCCTTGATTTTGTAATAACCCAGCGCCAGCATTGACCTGCAATGGGGTTAATATACTAGGAGTAGTGTACAACTTGTTACCCTACCAAAACATCAGTGCTACCAATGCTTCGAGAATGTCCGCAATTGTCAACATCACCCGATGTGCATATAGGTACGCCATTGACCAGCACAGTAAAATTCGAACTGGTAGTTTGTGCAAAACAATGAATAGGAGGGCAACGTGGTTTTCCACAACAAAAATGCGGTGTAACTCTTGCACCAATGGTGGCCACTGGTCGGCCGTTGACCAGCACAGTGGGATCACCTGTCATGATTACTCCCCCCATAATGTTGGCATCACCAACTCTTTGCACCGGTCCTGGCATAATATTATCCTAATAGAATTTTGCTATTGTTGCGAACTGCTTTGATTCCTGTAGTTGCTTCCAAATAGTGGTCGCACACTTCTTCTCTTGTTTGGCAGACCATTGCAATTGCAGTTTTATTTATAGCGATATTTTGTTTGGGATCTCCAGTGAACACAGTAAAAATCAACTGTATTCCTTTTTCCGTAGGCACTGCACTCAGTGGATTTTCTACCACATAATGATCCTCATTGTTTTTAATAATTTTAGCAACAACTTCATCTGCATTGGTTAGTTTTAGAGTATAAACTCGGTTTAATTCGATTTCCATATTATCCTTGTAAAAATTGACGTAGCTCTGTAAATCCACCTATTAACTTGTCATCAATGAATATTTGTGGCACTGCTCTGGCATTGGGCACTGCTTCTAATAGATCTTCTTTGGTATAGCCATCACCAATTTTCTTTTCTTCAAACGTTATTCCTTTGCTGGTCAACAATGCAGTTGCTTGTTCACAATAAGGGCACTGATACTTACTCCATATAATTGCTTTCATATTATGCCCCTGATAGATGTTTCATCACGTTTTCAGGACTAGAAACACCGTAGGGATCTGGATCTGTTGCGCTTGATTCTGGTTCAACAAACATGTGTTCTACTTGGCCGTTGTTGACTACTGCAGCATAACGGCGACTACGTCGACCAAAACCAATGGCACTCATGTCAACTGTCATGCCCATGCCTTCTGTGAAAGCACCAGCACCGTCTGGTATGACTTGAACATTCTTGATGTTCAATGCTCGGGCCCATTCGTTCATAACAAATCCGTCGTTTACTGAGACACAATAGATTGCATCAATGCCTTTTGCTTGAAAATCAGCAAACTGTTCTTCAAAGCCGGGTAGTTGGTACGTTGAACAGGTTGGTGTAAACGCCCCTGGAAGGCTAAACACAATAATTCGTTTTTTTGCAAACAAATCATTGCTTGTTTTAAAAACAAACTCGCCGCCAATAGGGCATCCACCGCCTTTGGGTTCTTCGTCGCCTTGTCTAAAGGCAAATGTTACATTTGGTATACTTTGCATTTTTGTTTCCTTATAAGTTTGGTAATTCATCGTAGTCAAGTTGGTCAGACATAACTCCAATAACATAGTTAGTCGATTCATTCTCCTGGAGTGCAGTTTGTTTGTTTGATGTATTGACGTGTTTGTTGAACCAAGGTATTGGTGTTGTTTTGGGCGCATTGGCTTGATACTTGATACCAATGTCTTTCAATGCTGATACTGCGGTGTAGTCTACAAAGTCTTTGAGAATATTTGCATTTAGGCCAATCACTGGGCCTAGTTTGAACAAATAGTCTGCCCAGTCTTTTTCTTCGCGAATAACATCCATGTACAATTGATATACCTCTTGTTCACATTCTTGTTTGGCTTCAACGAAACGAGGATCTTCCTTGACCACTTGATTAATCAAATAAGCAGTCCATCCCTTGTGTAGCAGTTCGTCTTGCAAGATCAATTGAATAATGTTACCATTGCCAATGAAGATTTTATTCTCTACCATGGCTAGGCTTGTTGCAAAGCTGACCATAAAGCGGAAAGCTTCCAGAGCATAGCTGGCATGTAGTGCCAACCATACTGCGCAAACGTGTTCTTTCTCTGTGACTTTTTGGCCAAGTTCTTTGCGGCAGTTGATAACGTGTAGCTTGTCATAGTAGTTGCCCACACTGGATGCCATGTCCACAATCTCTTTAGTGTCATGGATAGTGTTAAACACATCCTTGGGTACATTGTAGATGTTGCGAATGATATGGCTGTAGCTTTTACTATGGATGTTTGTTTCAAAAAATCCCCAGTTGTACATCAGTGCTTCAACTTCAGGTAGACTACAAACAGGAGTGAATACCTGGGTTGGTCCACGTCCTTGTAAACTGTCTAATGCAGTTTGTCTCAGCAGGTTGCTGGTGAAAATGTGCTTGACTGCTTGACTTGCATCTTTAAAGTCATTGCTGTCTTTGGTCAAACTGATCTCTTCTGGTTGCCAAAAGAAGCCGCGAGCAGTGGCATCAAAGTCTGCAATTTTTTTATATTTTACTTCTTCAAAGCGTTGAATAGTCACTGGACCTGCTGGATCTAGAAACATCTTGCGACTTAGATAGTCTGTTTTAGTTGTTAAGTTGTATTGTTGTTTACTCATTATTCGTTCCTTAAAATATCTATCATCTTGTTTTCGTAATGTACTACTTCCATAAAATAACTATCCGAGTGCGATTTAACTGTTAGAATTCTATTAATTTTTAAGCCGCCGTCTCTAATAGAAGTTATATGGTCAGACGGTTGCGAGCCATCCTTGTGTTTCATTAACAAAATTTTTCCGTTGGGCATTAAATTTTTTTTAATTTTCAGAAAAAAGTCATTATGTATTTGCCAGCCAGGGTCTTGGGTTATTCTGTGTAATCTAGAATTGCTAGACCTAATCAAATTCATATTATCAAAGTTTGGCGGGTTAGCTACAATTAGATCAAACAATTTATTTTCGAGACGGTCAACAGTTGCCCCTTGAACTGTTTCCATATTTTTTTGTTCTAATCTATCAGGTCTACTTCTCCAGGTGTTTTTGCAGGCTTCTAATGCAGGTGCATACAAATCCATCATTGTAATAGAATTAACAACATTATCGGCTATTAATCTAAACCCAATAAATCCAGGGCCAGAGCACCACTCTAGACAATTATCAAATTGTTGCCCAGGGTATATTTTTGCAAGAACTAACGGGTACAACTGGCTATGGCTCCGACCGTATCCGTCGATTTCTTTGGTGTAATGTACATCAAAGTCTTTGGCCACTGCAAATTTTTCAAGGTCACCACTGGATTGCAAATTATTATATTTTTCACAATAACCGCGGCCTTCGTGAAAAACTTCTATGTCATTGTCGCTTAACTCGACATACTGTAATCCGTTATGTACGTTGATAATTTCTTGTTTTATTTTGTCAGTCAAGAATTTAAATTCATACTCAGTTACACACTCCGGCCAGCTTTGATCCTTGATGTTATTATAATAAGTTAACCAAGAATTAATCATATTGTCCAAAATAATGCCCGGCGATGGTGGGCGTAGCAACATCAGCATCCAATGTACTGCAAAGCAACACTGCATCCAGATTTAATTTTGTATCTTTAGTGTAGTCTGGTAATACACCCTTTACTGATTCAATAAAACTCATTTTTTTTCTTCAATAGTATAGAACCAATCATCTCCGGCGCTCCACTTGCGTGTGCCATCCACTGTCCATAAATTTTGAGCAGCTTTAAAATCTGGGAACTTGACATTACCAGAAATCAAACTTTGATCATACCATAAACATCTGTTATTGGGTTGACAGGCAAATTGACCATTTTCTAATCGTATAAAATTAAAACTCTTGTGTTCTTCTGCAACTTCAGTAAAACCGGTATCTACATCCATGCCATCAGCACAAAAGTCCACGGTGAACAAGTAAGTTCCGTAGTGCCACTCTTTGTCTTTGCCTAGAAATTTTACACCCAAATTACGTAGACCTATTTTTTCAATGATGGTAAAACGATAGCCCATGCAGTCCCAGAGTTGCAGAGTGTCAATGGGCAATGTGCCTGTATAGTTCTCTTGCCACACATACGCATGAATAGGCAACTTGTCATACAGTGCTCCGTAATTGGGCAACAATGATTCTATGCGAAACACCTGCCCTCTGAGGGCTTTGAGACTAACCCAGATGGCTGGTTCTAATTCTCCATGACCTTTTTCAAAGTTATAGAGAAACTCTCGTTTAACAAAACATTTGATTGGCGGTAACGATCCTACAATATAACTCATATTAATATTTTCCTGATGCAAGTACTATCTTGCAAATGTGTTCTAATCGTTCAATGTGTTCGTATGCTCGCCAAGGGCTGGTGTCAATTGCTACCACTCCGTGACCTTTGATACCTACAATGTCGTAGGCAATGTTGCCCTTGTTGTCTAATTGTAACTGCTTATGACACTGATCCGCAAGCTCTTGGCTAATAGGAGGCACATCGCCCACATTGGGTGCTACTCGGGTATAGCGATTGAGTTCTGGAAAGTCAACACTCACAGTACTCAAATCAATACCGGCGTGCATTGCGGCAATGCAGTAAGTGGGATGTAAATGCACTACAACTCTGACATCATTACTATGTTGTCCCATATTTTTTTGCAATCCAAAATGCAGGGGCAATTCGCCGCTAGGATTAAGGTTGGCACTGATATCAGTATAGAATTTATCCTGCCAAAAATCGCCATGAAAACCAATCTTCTTAAACTGATCCGGTTGTAGTGTTTGTTTACGTACACCACTTGGTGTAATGTAGAAGTGATCACGGTCGTGGTGACGAATACTTACATTACCATCTCGACTGGTAATCCAATTGCGTTTGTACGCATCTACTAATATATCGCAACAGGTTTCTAACATGCTAATTTTACCAGTGTCTGATTGTGTTGGCTATGATAAAGCCACAAGTTATAACATGTATTATAACCCAAAAAGTCTTGAAGAACAAGGCTACTCGAGCTTCCTGAAGAGTTAGTATAGGCACATCTGGTCGATCATGATCTGACTCGCCTATCAGGTGCCCAGTGGCTCTGGCCCAAATCTTTTCGATGCTGTTCATAATTCTTCTTTATTTTACTGAGAGTTCGATATAGTAAATGAAATTTCCACGGGCAGAATTAAAAAAATCTTTGCTTTTAAACCACTCGTTGATTTTTAAGCCTGCCTCATCTATCATCTTCTCAAATGTATCAGGGGTTGATCCAGCAAAGTTTTCTTGTATTAATATTACTGCATCAGCTGTGAGATGAGATTTAATATTATTGAAAAAATTTCTGTGGATCTTCCAATCTTTATCTAGTACTATTCTGTTTCTGTGACTTTCGTCGTGAATGCTAGAACCAAAATGTGGCGGGTTGCCTACTACCAGATCAAACTTTATATCGCCTGGTAATAATGCTAAATCTTCCAATAACAATGCTTGAACATTTAATAGTTGATTTGCTTTAGCTGAATTCCTGACGCACTCAATTGCAGGATAATAGATATCAGTACATAACAACGATTTGGATATTTTGTGGTCTAACAAATCAAATCCAATAAATGCAGGACCAGAACACCATTCGTATGCTAGATTAAATTGTTTATTAGGGTAACGAGACTTTATCACATCGGCATACTCTGTTCCAAATGTAGTGCCGCCGCCATCCATTTCGTAGGTGTACTCAATTTCAAATTTTGAATTTCCAGTAGTATACCATTTTAATTTTTTCATATCTTCCTTTTATAATTTACATGCTTCGCAGTCTTCTTCAAGATCAAAATCAATGACTTCGAGAGGTGCTGCTTTGTCCACTTGTTTACTACCTGCTTTGTTAATCAGGCTATAGTAAAATGTTTTCAATCCCCAATGGTGTGCCTGCATCAAGTTCCGAGCAATCAATGTTGTAGGAACTTTTCTATCAGCAAAGTGTGCAGGATTATAGAATGTGTTGGTTGAAATGCTTTGGTCAACATAGGCTGCCAGCACTGCTGCAGTTTTCAGATAGCCATCACAGTCCTTTTGTGCCCACATCTGTTGATATTTATTCTTGAGTTTATGATACTCGGGCACCACCTGTGTCAACGATCCTGCTTTGGATTCTTTAACAGAGATCAAGCTCATGGGCAGTTCAATACCGTTGGTTGAATTGATCACAACCGAACTAGACTCTACTGGAGCAATGGCCATTGTGGTTGCATTACGCACACCATAACTGCGCATTTCTGCACGTAGACCTTCCCAGTTTAGTTCTGGAGTAAAGTCTGTCAAGTTGTTGACACCATTGGCCCGTAATTCCCAGGGGAAGATGCCTTTGCCGTAGCGTGTTTTATCGCTGTGTTCACAACGACCACGTTCCTTGGCCAGTTCAACTGACATCTCTGTCAGGTAGTAGGCTTGATGTTCCATCCACGTCTTGACTTCAGCCAAGGAGTCTGGCTCTCCGTAGTTAAGGCTTCTCTTGGCGTGCCAGTAGGCAAGGTTGGTGATACCAATTCCCAAGGGTCTGATTTCATCGTTTGATAATTTAGACTGAATGGATAGAAAGTCTTGATAGTCAAGAATGTTATTGAGGCTACGATGCAATATGCGGCAAGCACGGCGCATATCTTCTGGGTTACGGAACGCACCCCAATTGATTGAGCCCAAAGTGCAAAGTGCGATACGACCATCGCTGTCATCCAGACGTTTAAAGGATTTAGTAGGTAAAAGAATTTCACAGCATAAGTTACTCTGGTAAATTGTATGATACTCAGGATCAAATGGTCCTTGTTTCATCACATTGTCAATGAACACTAGATATATACGTCCAGTGTCTGTTCGTTCTTTGAGAATACCAGATTTAAAAACTTCCTCCGCAGCCATCGTTTTCTTACGGAGGCCGGGCGTGCTTTCATATTTGATATAAAGTTCTTCAAACAGTTTGGTATTGGAATAAAACGCTTCATACAAGTCAGGTACCTCGTTAGGATCAAAGAATGTTATGTCTTCTTTGTTTTTAAATCGTCTCCAGAAGAAAGCACTAAGCACAACCCCATAATCCATATGACGGACTCGGGTTTCTTCTGTTCCTTG